AGCGCAACCAGAAGGACCAGGAGGTAGCACCTCCTCCCCCGCCCCCGAAGCCGGGTGTCCACCCCACTGCCGCCGAATGGATGAGCCGCAACACGTGGTTCGGCCAGGGTGACGGCAAGGACAAGGTGGCTACCATGGCTGCCGCTGCCATCTCGGAGGATCTTCTGCGCGAAGGCTACGACGCCAATAGCCAGGAGTACTTCGAGGAGATCGAGGCGCGTCTCGTCAAGGAGATCCCTCGCATGGCCACCAAGCTTGGTGGTCGGGAACCGGAAACCCACAAGCCGGTAGTTGCCGGGCAGTCGCGCAATCCCGGCAGGCGTATCCGCCTCGATGAGGGTACCGTGAAGGCTTCACAGCGCCTCGGTGCCAGCATGGAGGATACGGCTCGTTACATGGAGAAGATCCAGGAAGCGGGCGACGGCTACGTCAACATCGATATCAAGCGCGGGAGGCGTTGATGACTATGCATCTGAGCCGGGAGGATGAGTCCCGGAGTCGTGAGTGGAAGGAGCCCAACGAGCTGGATGTGCCGGAGTCCCTGACCCGGCGCCTGCAGAGCGAGGGTTTCGGTACTCGGTGGGTCCGCATCATGCTGGAGGGGAAGCCCGACCCGGTGAACGTGATGACCCGCATGCGCGAGGGCTACGAGTTCGTCCGCAAGGACGAGGCCCCCGAGTGGCTGGGTGCTCCCAGCATCGAGTACGGGGATCACGGCAACATCATCGTCATCGGTGATCTCGCACTGGCAAAGCTGCCTCTCGACATCTCTCGGTCTCGCACCCGGCAGATGCAGGAGAGGACCCGGGCCCTGGCTGATGCCATCGACCGGCAGCTCAACGAGAATAGGCAGCTCAACAGGGCAATGCCTATCTCCAATCGAGGTAGTAGTAGCAAGGTGTTTTCTGGCGGCCGCACCCCTACTCTGGACTGAACCAAGGGCCGCCTGATAGGAGTAACACAGCATGGCTTCTACCAAGCGGCCTTTTGGCCTCCAGCCGGTGCGCATCAGGGGCGGTAGCCCCAACTCGGGCGCACTCAACACCTACCTTGTGGGCGCCTCGGCGGGTCCGTCGGACATCGGCAACGGCGACCCCGTCAAGCAGATTCCGGGCGGCCAGCTTCAGCCTGCCACGGCCACCACGGACTACGTCCTCGGCGTCGCCAAGGGCTTCAAGTGGGTGGACCCCGTGACGAAGCGTCCGACGTGGTCGCCGTACCTTCCGGCTGGCACGTCCTCGGCGGACTCGAAGATCTACGCCTACGTCGTGGATGACGACCGTGCCACCTTCATCGTCCAGGCGGATGCCTCGGTGACGGCGGGTGACGCGGGTCTCAACTTCGACCTGTCGGCGGTGGCTTCGGTCAACACGACGTTCGGCCAGTCGCAGGCGGTCCTCAAGGCCTCCACGCGCTCGACGGCGTCGAAGATGGTCCGCGTCATCGGCATCTACGATACGCCGGATAACGGGTGGAACGATGCGTTCCCCATCCTTGAGGTCCGCCTGGTGCAGACCCGGGACAGCCAGGCTTCGGCCTTCTAAGGAGTAAAGACACATGGCAGCTATCACTAGGGCAAATATTGCCAAGCAGCTTCTCCCCGGCCTCAATGCCGTGTTCGGGGTGGAGTACGGCTCGGTTGACGATCAGCACCTTCCGCTGTTCGAGATCGAGAACTCCGAGCGTGCGTTCGAGGAGGAGGTTCTCTTCACCGGCTTCGGCACTGCGCCGACGAAGGATGAGGGTGCCGCCGTCGAGTACGACAACGCGCAGGAGGCCTGGACCTCGCGCTACACGATGGAGACCATCGCCCTTGCGTTCTCGATCACCGAGGAGGCCATGGAGGACAACCTCTATGACACCTTCGCGCGTGTTCGTGCCAAGGCCCTTGCGCGAGCGATGGCCAACACGAAGCAGGTGAAGGCGGCGAACGTCTACAACAACGGCTTCAACACCGCCTTCCCGGGTGGTGACAACGTGCCGCTGTTCTCGGCGTCGCACCCGACCATCGGTGCGGGCAACTTCAGCAACACGGCTGCGGTTGACCTCTCCGAGACGGCCCTTGAGAATGCCCTGATTGCCATCAGCCTCTACAAGGATGATCGCAACATTCTCATCGGGTCGAAGGGCGTCAGCCTGCACATCCCGCCGCAGCTCCAGTTCGTTGCGGAGCGTCTGCTCAAGTCCCCGGGCCGCGTTGGCACGACGGACAACGACATCAACGCCATCAAGGGCATGGGCATGCTCCCGGGTGGCTACCATGTCAACCAGCGTTTCACGGATACGAACGCCTGGTTCATCAAGACGGACGCCCCCAACGGCACGAAGATGTTCGTTCGTGTCCCGCTCCAGACGAAGATGGAGCCGGACTTCGACACGGGCAACCTCCGGTTCAAGGCCCGCGAGCGTTATGCGTTCGGCTGGTCGGACTGGCGCGGCTGGTACGGCTCCTCGGGCGCTACCTGATAAGTAGCCTCTGGGTAAGTGGGAGGGCTGGGGGAAACCCTGGCCCTCTTGCTTTTGGGACCTACCTATGCTACACTTGCATACCACCCCGGCATCAGAATCGGGGACATAAATTCCCTATCTGATCACGGAGTAATCCCATGTCCCGTTTCACTCGCGAAGCCTACCCGGTCGTCGTTGTCGCCTCTGTTGGCACGTCCACCGCCGACTGGGGTATCGACACCTCGGGCAACCTCATCCTCAACCAGATCACGTCCTCGACGATGGCGGGCATGGCCACCTCGACGGCCCCGGCCTACCTCACGGTGAAGAACAACAACGGCGACGTGTACTACATCCCCGTCTACACGACCATCGCGTAAGGTGACGTATGTCTTGGACTAACGTCAAATCCACCTACGCGCCCACGGTGGGTGTGTCGTCGGTACAGGTGATCAGCACCCCCAACCGACTTCGCGCCCTGTGGATTGATGCGGACACGTCGGGCACCCTTACCTGTTATGATGGGTCTGCCGCTGAGGGCACCCCCACCATGATCATTGCGCTGCCCAACGCCGCCGGAAGCTCCCACTCGACGCAGTCCCTCCTGCTGCCCTCTGCGGGCATCCGGCATGAGACTGCGCTGTTTGTGGTGGTATCCTGCTCGGGCACTGTCCGCACCACCTTCTTCTACGATTGAGGATACCATGGCCAAGATGAAGGGCGGCGGTGCTGCCGTCAAGGGTACCAACTACCAGAACGAGTTCCCGCAGCCGGACGTGTACACCATGCCGGTGGTGCGCAAGAAGGAGCTTCCCCCGAAGGGTGCCCCCCGATACGCCAAGGGTGGCAGCGTGGCCCGAGGCATGGGCTGCACCACCAAGGGCGGCGACTACGTGATCCGGTGAGTTCCATGAAGAGCGGACTCAGGGGCGGAAAGCCTCGCGACATGGCCACCTTCAAGAAGGGTGGCACTTCCCGTGGTGCGGGCGCAGCCAAGAAGGGCTTCGACTACCAGATCTACGCCAAGGGCGGCGGCGTCAAGAAGTACGCCGAGGGTGGTGCCACGCGCAAGGAGTATGGTGGCACCGAGTCCATGCCTGAGTGGGATGTCCCGCAGTACTCCTTCTCCGACATCAAGAAGTTCTTCACGGGCAAGAGTTCGGCTCCCGCGAGCAAGGTGGACGAGACCAAGGCAATCCCGGATGAGGATACTGGCAAGAACATGGCCATGCGCCGTGTTGCCGATGTCCCCGTGATGCAGGGTGTCGAGCCTCCGGCCCCGCAACCCAGTGCCCAGCAGCGACGTGAAGCTGTGCGTCGTAGCCCTGCCCAGCAGCGGGCCATGCGCATGGCACAGAGGGCTGTGCCGGAAGTTGAGACTCCAGGTTTCCGCCCTCCTCGTGTGAGCAACGTGACTCCCGAGGCGGAGACTCCAGGCTTCCGTCCCCCTCGCGTGAGCAATGTCACCCCGGAGACCGAGAGCCCTGGTTTCCGTCCTCAGGGTCCGGTGATGCGTGAGGGTCGTCGTCCCCTGCGTGAGACCGAAGTTTCCGACCTCGATGTCATGGAGGCTTCTCGCGCTGCCGCTGGGCGTGAGACTCCGCCCATCAACCCACGCGCCTCGGAGTTCCGGTCTCTTTCTCCGGCGGAGCGTGAGCGTCGCCTCAGGGCCATGACTCCCGGTCAGCGCCGCGAGGCCATGCGGCTCTATGGGCCTGCGGAAGTGGATCCCGATTCCTTTGGGTATCGGTACCGTCGAACCATGGGCTACGCCAAGGGTGGCAAGGTCAAGATGGCCGGTGGCGGCTCGTGCCGTGGCATGGGTGCGGCGACGCGCGGCGGTAAGTACACTATCAAGTGATGTAGCGCATGGCCACCTCCGGGACCACCAACTTCTCCCTACCCCTCGACGAGCTGCTTGAGCAGGC